GATAACATTAATTTAAAAAATGTCATTGATCGTTCCAGTGGTGACGTGCTATATATTGAGAATCGAGCGCGCATTCGACGTGATGAAGAGCAACAAGAAGACATTAAAATAGTAATTACTGTATAGGATTAATCATGGTAGATTTTACAAACAAAACGTTCAGAGAAACATATCGCGATTTCTATGACGCGAATGACGGTTACTATCGTGTCCTATACAATTCCGGTCGTGCGCTTCAAGCTCGTGAACTAATCGAACAACAAACAATCATTCAAGAAGAAATCGCACGATTCGGTCAGAACATCTTTAAAGAAGGTGCGATGGTCAATCCAGGCGGTGCGACTGTAGATAATGGATTGGAGTATATTAGATTAACGTCCGGCAGTGATATTACAAGTGCTTCCGTTGGGGATGTGTTGACGAATGGTGAAGTCGAGTTTAAGATTATAGAGTTGCATGATGCGGTTGTTCCCAATCCATCAAATCCTACAGGCGATCCAGCTACACTATACGTACAATATACAAGCACATTAGGTGTTACTGATACAACCATTTCTCCTCGTGTAGACGCCACCAATGTTCTATCTTTTGCAGATGGCACTGGTGGAGTTAACATGGTCGTAGGTCCAGATACGATAGTCACTGGAGATGATGGACTAGATCTTGTTATTCCAGCTTCGGGTAAATCGACTAAAGCATATTTTTCGTCGGGGGACTTTTTTGTACAAGGACATTTTGTATATCTAAGTGGCGGCAGCACATTCGTTGACAAGTATAGTGGCACTCCCACAGTAGACTTTGGATTTAAGATAGAACAGAATATAGTCAAAGCGGGTGGACCGTCATCAAACGAAGATCCAAAGTTATACGACAATCAAGGCGAAGTTCCTGATAGAACCGCCCCAGGCGCAGATCGTTATCAGATTAAACTAATTCCGTCTACACGTAAAGAGGCCGGAGAAGATAACTTTGTATTCGTTGCTCGTATCGTTAACGGCGTGATTACACGAGAGATTAGTACATTTGACGCATATAATCGTGTCAATGATCTACTGGCACTTCGCACGAAAGAAGAATCTGGCGACTATGTTGTCGAAGAGTTTAGAGCTATCTTTGAAGACCTAGAAGAAGATGGCACAAGTCTAAACTTAGACGTTACAGAGGGTGTCGCGTACGTAGACGGTTATCGTTTAGAAGTAGGTACTACTGACATAACTGTACCTAAAGCCCGTGAGACGCGAACACAGACACAAGAGGCGGTACCTGCTGTATATGGAAACTGGGTATACATTGATCCAGATCGTACTGAAGGGTTCGGTCAACTAGGCACATTTGGCAAAGTAAACTTATTTGGAGTTTATCAAGAAGTCACACAATTGTTAGGAACCGCACACATTAGAGGAATTCAAAGAGATGGTGTAGGTTATCGCTTGTATGTCTTTGACATTAAAATGGATAAAATTGAGTATACTGACAGCGACGGCCAGACTGTCGTAACTAGTGCTCGTTACCCATTCTCAGGTGTAAGATATTTACAGGATGAATTTGGAAATGATATCCCACTAAGACCTTTATCTTTCGATACAGATTCAGACCAAACACCGCTTACATTTGATACCACACTATATGGAACATCTAATAACGATCTGTTATTCGCGTTGCCATATAAATCTCCGGAACAAAACAGCATTCAAGGCGCTTCTTACACATCACAAAAATTTAGAATAGACCAGCCATCTGGCGGGGTAATTACTATTGCGGGTGTTGAATCTTCTAGTTGGATAATTTCAGAAGTAAACGGACCAATTCTTAAAATTGCCCCTACACCCAATTCTGATAATTCATCAACGTATTCCGGATTAGATGACAATAAGACATATGCGATCGCATACTTTAAGCAAGAGTCTATCTCCCCTAAAACAAAAACAGTCACTACGGGGTCGAAAACAATAAATGTGACTCAAGAAACAACGCATATTTCTTTGTCGGTTGTCGACGCGATTTCAATAACATCTGTCCAACTAACTAACGGTAGTACAACTACAGACATCACATTCCAGTTTGATTTAGATGGCGGTCAACGAGACAACTATTATGATATCGCAAAAGCTTTCGTAAAAGAAGGATACACTATCCCACACGGACCTAACGTATCAATAGAAATTTCCTTTGAGTACTTCGAACGTATAGATGGTGGCAAATTCTTTGCTGCGAGTTCATACACTGGACTAGCATATGAAGATATCCCTTCACACACCACAATTAGCACTGGAGAGACAATCTCTTTACGCGATGTACTAGATTTCAGACCAGATAGAGATGTTGTTCAACCACAAGACTCTTTTGATATCATCGAGTTGCCACAGAACGCCTCATCGATTATAATTAATCAAGTTGATTACTACTTACCGCGTACGGATATTCTTGTAGTGAACTCTACAGACAGTCGTGGAGATATAGGTTTTGGGGAATTACAAGTTATTCAGGGTCAACCATCTATTGATCCACGCGAACCAGAGACGCCCGCAGGATCATTAGCGTTATACAAGTTCACGTTGAACGCATACACATTCGACCGTTCGGATGTGATCAGCACATACATACCTAATCGCCGGTTCACAATGAAAGACATCTCTAAGTTGTCTGATCGCGTAGAGACATTGTACGAGTTGACTGCATTGAGTTTCCTTGAGACTAATACCAACGTCTTACAAGTATTAGATGCGAACGGCAACCCTCGTACCAAAGCGGGATTCATTGCGGATAACTTTAGCACACTGAACTTTTCTGACGTGCATAATCCTGCTTATAGAGCATCGGTAGATCCGGATGGTTTATTGCGTCCATCATTCGTGGAAAATTCTGTACGTTTAATGTATGATGCAACCAACATACAAAATACCGCCTCTAAGAAAGGAGACCTTGTTACTCTACCTCATACAAACGTTACAATAATATCTCAACTATTAGCGACTGGTACAGACAACATTAACCCTTTTGCGGTTATCACTTCTAACGGACATATGACATTGTCTCCGTCATCTGACGAATGGGTAGAGACTAAAAGACTGCCCGATATAATGCAGAATGTTGTACGTCGTATTACGACTTATTTGCCTACTTTCTTCTCAAGACCTAATAATAAAATTAGATCTAAAGTAACGTCAAAAACAATTCAAGAATTTATAGGAGAACGCATTCTGGATGTGGAGATTATTCCTTTCATGCGTTCTCGCAAAATATCATTTAGGGTACAGGGATTGAGGCCTAATAGTCCTATGTGGGCTTTCTTTGGCAACAAAGATGTGAATGATTGGGTAAGACCAGAGTCTACTTATGTCAACTTCTCTGACGACCCAACCGAATACGGCAATCAATATTCTAATGCAACCGAATATCCTACCGAATTAGGCGGCAAAGGCGACCTAGTAACTGACGATAAAGGAGAACTGATAGGTTCTTTCTTCTTACCCAACACTCCAGATATTAGCTTTAGAACTGGTCGGCAAGAATTTAAACTACTTGACATCAGCAAAAACAATGAAGAAGATTCTACTGCGGTCAGTCGCGCAGGATACACTTCGGTGGGTACTATCGAGACAATACAACGTACTATGCGTACAACGCGTATTGTTGAAACAACTTATTGGCGAGATCCACTTGCGCAGACATTCTTTGTTGATCAAGTAGAAAATCCAAACGGCATCTTTATCACCAAAGCACATGTTTATGTTGAGAGTAAAGACTCTGTCATTCCTATGCAAGTTCAAATCCGAGCAGTAGAGAATGGCGTACCTACAAATCGTATTGTACCAGGCGCAGTAAAGTTTGTCAATTCAGAAGATATCATGGTGACACCTTTAGCAGACGCACAAGAACAGGGTATAGATTACCTGTCTGAAAGAGGAACAGAAGTTGTATTTGATGAACCAATTTACTTGACTCCTGGCGAAGAATATGCTATAGTACTACTTGCTGAGTCTGTAGATTATAATGTATATACCGCACAGACTTATGAGTTTGTTGTAGGACCTTCTCGTGAAGCCAGAGTATCACGTCAACCAACACTAGGTTCTCTGTTCTTGTCGCAGAACGGATCAACGTGGACTCCAGATCAAACTAAGGATTTGATGTTTAAACTGGATCGCGCAGAATTTGCTCCTTCTGGTGTACTACACTTAGAGAATGCAGAGTTACCTAAAGTGACTTTGATTCAGAGTCCGTTTGAAACTATTGAAGCAGGATCAAATAAAGTTAAAGTGCAACACCAAGGGCATGGATTTAGTAGTGGTGATGTTGTCGTCTTATCAGACGTATCAAGTAATGTGGGCGGACTTACTCCCGACAAACTTACAGGATCATTTGTTGTAGAATCTCCGACGTGGGAAGGGTATACCATTACCGCACCGGCTGCAGCAACAAGTTCTGCGCAAGGTGGTGGTAATAACGTCACGGCAACTCAACAGGTGGTTTATGATCAATATATTCCACAAGTGCAGTCTTTCTCACCTAGGTCTACAAGTATTCAACCTACCGTAACTAAAGCTCTGGCGGATTCGTATGGGTCTAGTCGTACATTTCAACAACACTCATATACACAGGATCCTCCTGTAAGTAAAATACAAAGCGTGTCGCTCAATGACCTAAATGTAAATACGAATCCGAATGTTGTCGCTACCTCAGACAACTCTGCCGTAAAAACATTAAAATTCAAATTGGATATGTCAACGGGCGACCCTAAAGTTTCCCCTGTGATTGATCTACAAAGAGTTTCTGTAGTTACTCTAGAAAATGTCATCGATAATGGAAACGCAACTCAACACATTACAACACCTGTGATCATTGATGAGTTGTCAGAAGGTCTCAAAATTATCTTCGCAGCGAACCGAGCACGTGGTGCAGAGTTTGAAGTGTACGCACGTACATCTCTAGATGAGAACGCATTTGCTGATGCGTTGTGGGCGAAAATTGAAATTGACACACCAATGCCTACAGATGAGAATCCGGACATTTTCCGTGACTATGAGTACACACTAGACGCAGAACCATTTACTGTGTTCCAAGTCATGATTGTAATGAAGTCTGACAATTCATCTAAGTCTCCGATGATTACAGACCTTCGTGCAATCTCTTTGATCACTGCTAGCGGACTGCAGAAGTTTGGAGAGTTGTTTGACCTAGACTTGAACCCAGTAGATACTCCTGCTCCAAGTCCAGAACCCGAACCACAACCTGAACCAGAACCCGAACCAGAACCGGAACCTGAGCCAGGTCCTGAACCAGAACCAGAGCCCGAACCTGAGCCAGGTCCTGAACCAGAACCAGAGCCCGAACCAGAACCGGAACTCGATTTCTATTCTAGAACAGCACCTCAGTATTATTTCTCTGTCTCTCAAATAATAAGCGGTGGTGACGAATTTAATATAGCTAGCATTTATTGGAATGGATCTAGTATAACATATGACCTTTCTCAAACACAAGGTCTTGATGATACACAAATTGTATCTATTGACGCTAATGATGGGTACACTTACTTCAAGGGTGATCTAGAAGAATTAGACCAGAGTAATCCCGGCATCTCAATATTCTATCATCGCATCTCTAGAGAGTTAACCCCAGCACAAAGTTCTGGCACTTCGGGTGCAGGAGGCAGTGGTGACAGTACAGGGTCAGATTCCGAAGATGGAACTGACGTTGCGCATCACTAAGTCTTATGAATAAACACTTAAAAGTAGAGGGACATAGTAATTTAGTACGAGACAGTCGTACTGGAGCTATACTAAATACAAACAGGTCCGAGATAGATAACGCGAGAAAACGTGATAGAATATATCACGAACGACAAAATCAAATAGAATCTCTCACGAAAGATGTCAGAGGATTAAAAGAAGATATGAGTCAAATAAAAGACTTGCTCTTAAAATTAGCAGGTAATGCAAATGAGTAACATACAAGTAGTCAATCTTGCAGACAATATTAACGCCGCTGTTCTAAAAATAAATCAGAACTTCGATGGTATTGTAACGGGAGATATTCCTTTACCGACACCGACCGAGTCTGGTGGTGTAGATACTGGAGAGACGAATAATTTAATCAATAATTATTTGGATTCTTCGGTCTTCAACGACTTCATGGCGACGTTCCTTGATTCGAACTATTTCCTATCAGTGATCAACGAAGATTACCTTCAACAGTTCACGATCAATACAAACGTAAATGATTCTGATATTCAAGCGAACGCCTCTGCTATCTTTACATTAGAGTCCCGTATCGATAACACCGATTCTGGAATTCTTGTTTTATCACAAGCCTTGATCCAAACCCAAGCTTCTTTAGATAGTATGGTATTGGACGGTATAGACTCTGACCTTCTCGCATCAGCCATCGCTAGTGCTAATACTTCAATCATCTCACGCATCGAAGCAAACAGCGATCAGATTGTTTCTTTCGCTGGCATCATCGACAGCGTTGAGAACAACCTATTACTATTTAATTCGGACACCAACGAAAGAATTGATATCAACACTAGCGCAGTCTCCTCGTTGACTTCTAGGATTAATGTGAACTCAGATGGTCTGAGTGTGGTCGTCGGTGATGTAACGGATCTATCACTTTCTCTTAACCAGTTAATCAGTGACGGTATCACTCTAACACCAGAACAAGTCACCGAAGCATTGGGTGGTGCATTAGAATCACTAACGCTTCGTCTGGATGCGGACAGTGACAAACTTGTAATCGAGGCTGCAAAGGTTGTAGAACTTGAAACGGGACTAACCTCACAAAATAGCGATCTTGGTTCGCAGATCACCGCAGTATCTACTGCGCAATCTTCTCTAATATCTCGCACAGAGTTTGACTCCGCTAAAGGTACGATCAACACTCTTACGCAAGATGTTGTAGACTTGAATAATGAAATTAGCGTTACCAATCCAGACGGTACTCTATCTACTGCGATCGCAACCGCTAAGTCCGAACTGACATCTTCTATATTGGCAACAACCGATGGTGATATCTTGGCGGCGGTTAATGGGTTAGAGACCACCCTCAACGCTAAGATCGGTACTGACATCGCGGCCGCAACTGAATCTCTAGAAGCATACGTTGATGCGCAGGGCAACACAGTGGCCACATGGGGTATTGATCTTGTTGCTGGAGACAGTGACAATCCTAAAGTTGCAGGTATCAAGTTTGGTAACGATGGTGACACGGCTGACTTCGCAATCACCACTGACACATTTAAGATCCTGCCAGCAGATGGAACAGGCAGTGGTACCGCTCCATTCAGTGTTGTGGGTGGTGTGGTTGAAATGTCGGGTGCTAAGGTCACTGGAGATTTGGACATAACTTCATCTGACACTACGGGATCTATGAACATTAAGGGTAACCTAATTACTATTAGTGATGGTTCTGGGAACCCAAGGGTGAAACTAGGTAAACTAACATGAGTTATGGACTATATATTTCAGACGGTGTTAATGGTGGTGTCATTACAAATAATAACACCATATTCAATGAAGAGTACGGTAGTGAATTGACATCACTGACTCTTAATGCAGGCACATCTTATACGATTACAGTACCAGGCGCTGGAAATTCAGGTATTATAGGAATTTCAATTAACGCTTCAGCTGATGCGCTAGATAAGACGCAAATCACTAGAAACTCGAGTGCAGATACGTTAACGATGACAAACACAGCATCTTATTCAATTACGCTTACATCCGTAAAATTATTTAGGTTTCAATGATGTCAAACGAATATGGACTTACAGTATATAATAATAACGGCGGGTTGATGTTTGACTCTCGACGTGGAATGAACAGTTATGTTGTAACAGAAGTGGGCACCGGAACTGGTCCTTCTGTCCCAGCGGGTACATGGGATCCAGAAACACAAACAGGAACCCTTCCAATATCAGACGCCGAATTTATTTTTGTAAAACTTTCTGCTAGTTACTCAGATAGTGTGATCTATTACAATGGGTTCAACAGTAAATTTTACGCACGAACATTTGATATTTCTTATCAAAATGGAATATCCAATACTACTTGGGGACCTCCGACAGAAGCTACACTTGATTTCTTTACAGTAAAAAAGTCTAGTAACGTATCATCTACAGACGACTATGGTCTAATCATATATAATGAAGATGAGACAATACAATTTGATAGTAGATCTGTCCAGCAGGCAAATCACTTTCAAATTACTTCGTTTATTCAGCCTGGATATTCGGGCGCATGGGGTCCTTCGGGTGGCGGATCAAGTTTAGGAAGCTTAAATGATTATTGGGAAATAAAATCTTGGACCGACGGAGGATCTTCCAGCGGTTTTTTTGATACACTCAACACAACGGGGATCTGGGGAGCTGGTGGCGGACCATACGCTATAAGGTATTCAAGCGTTTCGGGTGGTTCGAATCCATTTGGTGGTTCTACTACTTCTACTGAGACTTGGAGTCCTAAAATTTATGGCAAAATTATGTCGGCACAATTAATATAACGGAAGATTAAAGAGAAGAAAATGGTTTATTATATTGCATTTATTTTAAATAGTGAAATACAAACACTAAAATTGGCTGGAGGGTCTAATGAACCCGAAGGAATAAGATCCGATGGGGTTACTATTGTTCATATAGATTTTCCTATTTCCGATAGATTAGAGTTTATTGATACTCATTATTGGGATGATGGTTGGAAAGAAAGAAGTCCTAAACCAAATAGATTTGCTAAATGGTCAAACGAGGAATGGACTTGGGACCCTGAAGATTTATTGAATGAACTTCGTATGCATAGAAATTCTAGATTGAGTGTCACAGATTGGACTCGTATGGACGATAATGGTCTAGATGAAGATGACCGTGAAATATGGTCAATCTATCGTCAGGAACTAAGAGACATTACAAATCAATACTCTAGTTTAGAAGATGTGGTTTGGCCTGACGCCCCAGCATAACTAATTGACATAAATATTTTTACGAAATGTGCGCAGACTTTGGTTTCCGCACATTTTTTTTATTATAAATAAAGTACGTTATTAACCGTTAATTTCAACTTTTACAAGAGAGCAATTATTGTGTCAGCATCTAGTATCCCACTAAAAATTAAAAATACTAATGGTGACCTACAGGAATTTACACCGCTAGAAGAGAACTATCTTTCTTATGCGGTGGGACAAGCATTAGCAGATGCATCTGCTGGTGAAGTCGGAGATATCAGTTTAACTGGTGATGTTAATATTGGTTCATTTACGGACGCGTATTTTAATGAATCTGCGGG